AAGAAGAGCCGAAAGAGGAAGAGGTTAAGCCAATTCTGATTAAGCGCGGCCCGGACGGCAAAGCGGTATCTGTCAATGGCAGGTCAGTAATATACGATGAAAATGGCCGTTTAGCGGCAATTCACTAGAGGAATGTATGGCAATAGCCTATAGCACTACTATAAGAAACGCGATGATGGACGCGATCACAACGGCGGCAGGTGCAAGCGCCCTGCTCCGTATTTATGATGGCTCAAGACCTGCAACGGGCGGCACAGCTACAACCCTGTTGGCTGAATTGACTTGTAACGCTACTTTTGCGCCCGGTGCGTCAAGCGGCGTACTTACCCTCAATTCTATCACGCAAGATTCTAGCGCAAATGCTACGGGTACTGCAACATGGTTTCGTATCGTCAAGTCTGACGGCACAACCCATGTTCTGGATGGAAGCGTGGGTACTAGCGGCTCTGATTTGAACCTCACGACTACCAGTATTGTTGCAACTCAGCCGGTAAGCGTTTCCAGTTTCGTTCTTACAGAGGGCAACCCCTAATGCTGACACAGGCACAGAAAGACATGCTCGCGGCTGACATACTCGTTAACCGGGCAAGTATCGCTGATGGTGACACTGCTGGAGCGGCCATCTTCTACAACACTGAAGCCTCCCCTGAGTATTGGGTATGGAAGAACGTTTTGTCTGAGCATGACATAGTTTCAAATACCTCTGTTGATGGAACCGTGTGGGACTGGACTGCATACATAGGACGCTCTCAGGGTGAACGGGACGCATGGGTAAGAATGTTCAACGGGACATTCACGATAGACCCATCCATAGCTCAAGTAAGAAAGGGTATTGCTGACATTTTTAGTGGCGGCACTGGCGCGGGGCAGCGTACTCATCTGCTGGCTATAGGGCGTCGCAAAGCTGCCCGTATTGAAAAGCTGTTCGCTACGGGCTTAGGAACGACTGCAAGCCCTTCCGTCATGAGCTTTGTCGGCAACATAACCCCTTCGGATTTTAACGGTATCGTCTAATGACAAATGAAGTTATCTATGTTTGGGGAACGCAAAAGACACTAGAGGCAAGCGGCGCAAGCTGCGCTAATGCTGCGATAGTGCAGGCCAATGACGCATCCTATGGGGTTGTAGCTGACGGGGCGAGTTACCCTGACGCTGTATTTGCATGGCGCGGACAGTTCGCCACCGTTACCTCTATCGAGAACAAGACGATAGACCTGTACTGCAAGCCGCTGAACTTTGATAGCACGAATGACGCTCCCGCACCTACCGCAACGTATCTGAATAAATACATTGGTAGTTTCGTCCTGCAAGCCTCATCCGCGAATACGGATCAGTATTTAAGGCTGGTTGCCTATGACGTGCCAGAGGAAGGGGATTACTACATCGTAAACAGTTCCGGTCAGACACTCAGCGCCGGATGGACGTTAAAGGTGACGCCGCGCTCTTATAAGCCTGCGTAATGGCCTACTTAAACATAAAGCGCAAGTGGCAGAATCAGCCTTCGCATGTAGCGCCTATAGACTACCAGGGACTCGGTAGGGGGGCTAGGATTCTTTTGAATCCAGCTCTAGGAACCATAGATCAGGTAACTGGCCGGGTTTGGTCTGCTGGAGGGAACGCGTCTGTAATTACCACGGCGCATGGCAAGGCGGTCAACTTCGACGGGGTTGATGATTACCTTGAATATACCGGCTATTCTGAGATAACGGGGAACGCTGGAACGCTGGCAATCTGGTTCCCTCGCGTTGGCGCTACTGATGATTTCGGGCATATGTACCTTGCCGAATCAACAGGCACATGGTTTACTCAGTATCACACCCCTAGCGGTACTTTGTATTTCGCTGGTGTTGGTTCCACGACGCCATTAGCCGGTTGGTTCAACACAACCAACCGCTCGATGGTGCTTACTACAGACGGCACTGCGGCAGGCACCAAATGCTATATTGACGGTGCTGATTACGGTCTTGCATGGTCATCAACTCCGGCTTCGTGGCCTTCTGGCAGCAAACTGATACACATTGGCAATTACAGCGGAGCTGCTACCATTGATACCGATGGCTCTATGCTGTCTTTTGCCTATGCAAGCAGATCATGGGGGGCAGCGGAAGCTAAAGAGTTTCACGTAAGTAAAGGGCTGTCGCTATACAAAGCCACATCCAGAAAGATATGGTTTGTTTCATCGGGTGTTTCAGGCTCTGTCGCTACAACGAACGCCAACGACACAAGCGCAGCATCCGGCACCACAACGGTAACGGGATCGCTGGCCAGAACAAACGCTAACGATACATCCGCAGCAAGTGGCTCAACGACTGTAACAGGATCATTAGCAAGAACCAATGCTAACGATACGAGCAGCGCAAGTGGGACAACTACAGTAACGGGCAGTCTTGCGACAACTAACGCAAACGACACTATAAGCGCAAGCGGGGCTGTTGGATCAGACGTAACCGGCACAGTAAACGCAACAAATGCCAATGATACGAGCGCGGCTAGTGGAACAACAACAGTTACCGGCTCTGTCGCAAAGACGAACGCCAACGACACAAGCGCAGCTTCAGGCACAACTACCGTTACAGGTTCTCTAGCCAGAACCAATGCGGACGATAGCGTATCTGCTTCAGGTGCCGTGGGTAGTGTTTCCGGGACTGTTGACTATACGAACCGCAATGACTCTGTAGCTGCAAGCGGAGAGGTTGGGGCTAATCTATTACAAGGCGGCGATGATTTCCCCGGCATTGTCATAGAGAAAAGGCGCAAAAAGACGCTGGCCGAACAGCCTAACTTGCATCTGCAAAGCATTATCGACAAGGCGGCTAGAGAGGTTCTGCCGATCACCCCAAAACCCGCGCCAACTAAGACGCTCAGCCTGAAAAAGGCGGTTTTGCCGATCACCTCTGAGCCGGAAGCGGTAAATCCCGTAACCTCTATAAATCAAGAGGTTATAACGGCTGAGGCTGAAAAGGTTGCCGCGTTACTCGCTCAGTACCATGAGCAGGTAAAGCGTATGGAGATGGAGGAAGATGAGGAATTGCTATTGCTGATTATGGGAGCGTTTTAGTGCCGATTTATGAGTATGTGTGTCAGAAGGGGCATAGATTCGAGCGAGTTCTGAAGGTTGCTGATTGCAGTATCCCGCAGGCTTGCGAGTGTGGACTAGGTTCCCAAAAGGTTCTAAGCATCCCTATGGTTTTTGTCTCTCAGGAAATAAGGTACGAATCTCCCATTGATGGCAAAGTTATCACAACCAAGCAACAAAGGCAAGATGATTTGGCTCGTCACGGCTGCATTCCTTATGACCCTGAAATGAAAAAGGACGCCGCCAGGAGGCAGGTTGAGTCAGAAAAGAAACTTGAGGCCGCTATGGACGCAACCATAGAAAAAACGATCCATGAGATGCCTTCAAGGAAAAGAGAAAAATTGACCGCTGAACTTCAAGGCGGGGTTACAGCAGATTACGTGAGACTAGGAGTTTAATTTGGACGACCAGCAAGCCGACGACATCGGGTTTGATTTAAGCAGCGCAGTAGACAGTATTGCCCAAGGACTCTTTGACAGGGAAGAAACCCCTGCTCAGGATGCCCCTGATTCGCAGCTAGAAAGCACTGAGACGCAAGATAATCCCGAAGTAATACCTGAGCCTACACAAGAAGAAATAGAGCCTATAAGCGCTCCTAGTTCATGGGCGAAGGACAAGCATGAGTTCTGGAAGGGAATGCCGCGTGAAGCTCAAGAGTATTACATCACTCGTGAAAAGCAGATGCTTGACGGGCTGGAGCAATACAAGGGCGATGCGGGATTCGGTAAGCAGCTAAAGGAAGTCTTTACCCCTTACAAAGCGTTCCTCTCGGCCCAAGGTATAGACGAGCCGAAGGCCGTTCAGTACCTCATGAACGCGCACTACAAGCTGTCCAGCGCCCCGCCGTCTGAACGTCAGGCGTATTTCAATCAACTCGCTAAATCGTATGGTTTGGAAGCCCCCGGAGCGCAACAGGAGCTGAATGTTGATCCTCACGTCAAGGCATTGCAGGATGAAGTTTTCCAGCTTAAGTCAACGTTCACGCAACGTGAACAGGCTCAATTAAGCGAACAAAGAGAAAAGACAGCAAAAGAAGTGGAAGCATTCGCAGCAGAGAATCCGTACTTTGATGAGGTAGCTGATGACATCGTTACTCTCCTGAAAGGCGGCGGAACTCTAAAGGATGCGTATGAAAAAGCGGTATGGGCAAACCCCGTAACCCGCGCAAAGGAGCTGGCTAGGGTTCAGACAGAAGCCGAAAAACAGTTCAAGGAGAAAGTAAGTAAAGAAGCTGCTGCTGCTAAGAAAGCTACCGCAGCTAACGTCAGAAGTCGGGATACCGGCAAAGCGCCGACAGCGCCTAAAGGAACGATGGAGGACACCATGAGAGAAACCCTGAGAAAGATTCAGGAGCGTGGAACCTAAACCTATAGGAGTTTAAATTGGCATCGCCAAACAGCACATTTACGGAGCTGGTATCTACCACCTTCCGCAACCATAAGAAAGAAATCAAGGACAACGTATCTAACCGCAACGCGCTTCTCCGTTACATGAAGAAACGCGGCAACCTGAAAACAATCGAAGATGGCGGACTTACTATCGCCTGCCCCCTCGACTACACCACTAACAGCACGTATCAGCGTTACAGCGATTGGGACGCTCTGAACATTGCGGCAAGCGACACCATTACCGCTGCTGAATACCAGTGGAAACAGATTGCCATTAACGTTGTGGCCTCTGGCCGTGAATTGCGTATCAACTCAGGCGCCAGCAAGCTGATTGACCTTGCTTCTGCCCGTATCAAGAACGCAATGCGTACCTTCAATAACAACTTCAGCACTGACTTGTATTCTGACGGAACGTTGTCGAATCAGATCAACGGCCTACAGGCAATCATTGCGGGAACCAATACAAACACTGTCGGCGGTATTGATGCTAATACCTGGACGTTCTGGAGAAACACTGTTCAGAGCGCAGCTTCTCCCCTGCAAGGCGGCGGCGCGGTAACGGTAAGCGCGACCACGATTGAAGGCTCAATGATGCTTCCGTTGTGGCTTGAGTTGGATCGCGGCCCGGACGATCAGCCTGACCTGATTGTTATGGACAGCATCTATTACCAGTACTACGAGAACAGCCAAGTTTCCTTGAAGCGTTACGCATCTTCACAAGCTGCTGACGGTGGTTTTGTAACACTGAAGTACAAGGGCGCGGACGTACTCTTTGATTCGGCTATCAACGCAAGCACGGCTTACTTCATCAACACCGAGTACCTGAAGCTGGTTGCTCACAAAGACGCTGACCTTGAAGTGATGGAAGAAACCCGCCCGGTTAATCAGGATGGCGTGGTCACTCCCTTGCTGTGGATGGGCAACATCATTTGCTCTAACCGCGCTCAACAGGGGGTTATGAAGGCGTAGTTTGTCTTTATAATCAAACACTTAAGGAGAAACTATGACTATTGTAGCAGGTGTAAATCTCACAGCCGTTCGGACTAGCGCGGAAGGCCCGCAATTTACTTTGGGGACTAAGTACGAATCTAGCGGCGGCAAGCAATACAAGTACGTTCAGTTCGACAACGGCGCGGGTAACGTGGCCTCTGTTGCTGGAAACTTCGCTTACTACCTAGCTGTATCGGGCGCGTCTGCTGGTCAGATTGATATCGTGACCATGGACTTGTCTGACTCGGCTGGGGTGGGCGCGGGTGTATTCCAGGCTGTCATTGCGGATCAGGGCTACGGCTGGATTCAGACCAAAGGCCCGGCCACTCTGACCACGGCTTTGACCGCTGGCGCAGATGGTAACGCCCTTACCCCCGTTGGCTCTACTGACGGCACGGTGGATGTTTCGGCTCTGGTTACGGATCACATTTGCGCGATTGCTATTGACGCTTCCGCGAAGATCGTAATGCTGACCTGCCCGGACTAAGTAACCCCCTCCCCTTCGGGGGAGGTTTTCCAGTGAGTTCTTACAGAGCTTACCGCAAAGCCTAACAGGAGACAGAATGAGTGTAGTTGGAATGGTTGATACGACTGAGCGCCCCCCTTTGGTTCGTTTTGAACGTCGCGGGATAGAAGATCGCAATGCAAGCCTTGAGCAAGGCCGGTACATGGAAAAGGATGTAGACGTTGCATTGATTACGCCGCCTGGATCGCGTGACGTAATGGTTCACAACGTAGACGAATGGTTCAAGGGACTGCATAGAAGCGTAAGAGAGTCCCGTATGCCGCAAGCGTGGCTAGAGCGATATAAAGAGAGCTACGAACACTGGAAGCGCGGTGAAGAAATTCCCGTAAACGGCACTCCAATTAAGGGATGGGGCGTTATCAGTCCTGCTCAGGCAAAGAACCTCATTGGCCTCAATATCCTCACGGTAGAGGATTTAGCCAAACTCAACGATGAAGGTATCCGGCGTATCGGCATGGGCGGCGTAGACCTGAAACACAAGGCTACCGCATGGCTCAGGCAGCTTGAGGACAAGGGAATGCTTACTCAGGAACACGCTGCGTTGAAGGCTGAGAATCAAGCCCTGAAAAGTCAAGTTGAAGCCCTTGCAAAGCAGATGGAAACATTCATCCATTCCGCGAACAGTCAAGCGCAGGCTCCTGTTATATCTAGCGTAATTGATGAAGATGACTCTCTGCGCAACCAGTACATAGCGAAGTTCGGCAAAGCCCCGCATCACGCAATGAAGCGGGAAACCATTATTAAAGCACTTGCGGAGTAATAGATGACAGTCCTAACGATAGCGCAGCGGTTCTGTCTTAGGACTGGACTCCCCCAACCCTCTACGGTACTCGGAAGCAGTGACGCGCAAGTATTGCAGATAGCGGCCCTAATCGAAGAGGAGGGCAATGACCTTGCTTCTCGTGGCGCATGGGAAGGATTGACGCTTGAGGCTGCGCACACAACCACGGCGGCAGAGGATCAAGGCTCCATCACGTCCATAGCCACTAATGGTTACAGGTACATCAAGGACGGAACGTTCTTCAATAGAACGAACGGACTGAGGATAGAAGGCCCGTTAGACGCTGAGTCATGGCAGGCCACAAAAGCCCTGTCCAGTACAGGCCCCAAGTACTTCTATCGCTTGCGCGGCGGCAAGCTGTTAGTCACCCCTACCCCATCCGCTGGCGAGTCATGGGCATTCGAGTACATCTCCAAAAACTGGATTTTAGCGGCTGACGGAACGACATACAAAAACTACTTCACTCTGGATACGGATACTGTCCTGCTCCCCGAAGAGTTGTTTCTAATGGGCTTGCGCTGGCGTTGGCTGAGAGAAAAGGGGCTGGACTATGCAGAGCTATTCCGCACCTATGAAATGCAGGTAAAGGACGCTTTGGGGCGTGACGGCGGCAAGAGAGTATTGAGCATGGACGGCAACAGGCGTGAAGTTGGGCCTAACGTGTTTATCCCCTCAGGCAGTTGGGCGCTATGAGAGTCCCTTTAAGAGGTAAAGGTGCTGCTCCCCGCTCACAAGTCTCTTCTGTCAAGTCTATCCCTGCTCCCGTAGGGGGTTGGAACACAAGGGACGCTCTTGCGGAAATGAAGCCTATAGACGCGGTAGCCCTAGATAACTGGTTCCCGCAGACATCGTACTGTGAGATACGCGGCGGGTACGCAAGCCATGCAACCGGAATGACGGGTAACGGCAAGACTCTTGCAGTCTATAACGCGCTCTCAGGCACCAATAAGATGTTCTGTGCTACTGCTTCAGGAGTGTATGACGTATCAAGTTCGGGCGCTGTAGCGGCTTCTGTAGCCACTCCTACGAACGGCAAGTATCAATGGTCTATGTTCGGGGATGGAACAAGTAACTGGCTCATCATGGTCAACGGGGTAGACAAGCCCCTGTATTACGATGGCACGACATGGACGGCGGTTGACGGCGTAAGCACTCCCGCCCTTACTGGCCTAACGACAACAAAGATAATCGGCCTGAATGTTTACAAGGGACGCTTGTTTTTCATAGAGAAAGACAGCCTTTCATTCTGGTATCTGACAGCGGGTGCGGCAGGCGGGGCGTTAACTGAGATTG